ATACGAGAACATACGTGCTCGCCACGGCGCCGGCAATGGTAACGCCGCCAGCTTTCCATTGGAACGTGGTGACCACCGGCGTGGTGGAGTTGACCACCGGCGGCGCCAGCGTCAGCGTCTGGCCGACGGTTGCAGTGCCAGTGATGGCCGGCGTCGACGCGAATGACGGCATGGCGGCCGGGTTGCCCACGTCCACCTCGCCGGCGCTGTCGATGCCCTGAATTTCGCGCAGGTGGCGCTGTGAACGTCCCATTGGCTTTCTCCTGTCAGGCCATGCCGCGCATGGCGTTCGCGTCTTCTACCCCCGGCGCGCCGGAGCTTGGTTTGGCCTGCGGCGGTCCACCGTTTGGTCCCGGGCCGTTGCCGGGCGGCTGACCGGGCTGGCCCGGCTGCGCGCCGGCCTGCATCATGGCCATCTGCTGGGCCTGCTGCTGGCGCATCTGCGAGGCGATGTCTTCCTCGCTGGGCACCACGTCGTCGCCGAGACCAAGGTTGGCGGAGACGCCGCGCAGCACCGACGCCCGGCCCTGCTTCCCGATAATGTCCATGTCGATCGGGTTGGCGGTCGCCTGCAGGAACTCCAGCTGGCGCTGGCGGTTGGTCTCGCGCTGCACCACGACGTTGACGCCGCGCACCACGATCTTCTCGTCGCCGCGCAGGATGCCCGTGGTGTCGGTCAGCATGATCATGTCGTAAAGCGACTGCAGCAGCGGCTCGACAATGTCGCGGTCAATGTTGGAGGCCACGGTCTGCAGCACCTTGCCGGCGTTGCCCATGAGCATGGCCAGCCCGGACGACGTGCGCGCGGCGCCGCCGATGCGGTCGGAGCCGGTGACATAGCGCGGGATCGCCGACAGCTCGTCAGCCATCTGGGTGAACTTCTCGTAAACGCCCAGCAGCTCGTTGGCGTTGCTCGACGGCTGAAAGAACTCGATTGGTTTCTGCGCCGTGCTCTGGGACATGGGGTCATCGACCACCAGCCATATCTTCCACGGGTGCATCACCTTGACGTCGGCGCCGGGGTGCAGGCGGTCCTGATTGACGCTGACCATCGGGCCCGACGACATGGACATGTTGTTGACCAGCGCGCGTAGGGTGCTGTTGCAGACATCCTGCACGTCAGACAGGATGTCGGTCAGGCAGTTGCCCACCGGCGTGCCCGGAACCTTCTCGAACGAGGAGACGTAATAGGGGTGGCGCTTGCGTGGCGACGGGTGCAGCTGCGCCTTGATCACGTAGCGGCCGATCTGCCAAATCTGGACGAAGTAGTCGCGCGTTTCGTCCGGCACGTCCTTGGCGCTCATGCCATACTGGCGCAGCATCTTGCCTTGGATGTTGCCGTGAAACTCCAGACAGTCGATCAGGCCGGAGCGGTTCCAGATCGGGTTCTCGCGGCTTTCATTCTGGGCGCGCTCGGTGTCCGTCGGATCGTCGTATTCCGTGTAGCCGTTTGCGTATTCGGTCAGGACGGCCTTGACGTTGTCGTGGTTGTATCCCGGCAGGTCGAGCAGGTCATTCAGCGAAGCGCGCGTCAGGCGCAGCTTCTCAATCATGTTGGCGTCCTGAATGTCAGACACGCCGGGTGTCCAGTAAATGTCGAACGGGCTGATGCGGTCCCAGAACAGCCGCGGCTTCTGCTGCATGGTGGCCTGCCCGTTGACCCACGTCAGCGACGGCACGATGCGGACTGTCGGCCCCTTCATGACCACGTAGGGGAACATGGGGATGTCGAACAGCACCTCCGCCAGCGCCTTGTAGAAGCCGCCCTCGGACAGGATGTCGTCAATCCGGCGCTCGGCCTTGGCGGCCTCCTCCTTGGCCTTCTTGCGGCTGGCGCGCGCCGCGCCGTCCAGGAGGCCGTTGATCCGGTCCTGCACCATGCGCTGGTCGATCTGCGCGCCCTGCTGCTGGGCCTGCTGCAGCTCCACGTTCACCAGCTCGCGGATGTCCGAATAGATGTCGTCGGGCAGCGTCGGCTCCGGCGTCGCTTCAATGCCCCACGGGCGCTCCTGCCCCAGATAGACGTCGCGCAGCATCGCGTAGGCGCCGCGGCTCTTGGCTGAAATGATGCGGGCGTAAATGTCGGAGCCGCCGAACTGCTTGATCTGCGCCAGTTTGACCGGGTCATATTCGCCGATGAAGGCGCGCTGCGCTTCCAGCAGGCGGTCGTTCCAGCCGGCAGCAGATGAGCGGTGGTTGCGCATCATCTCGAACTCGGTGCGGACGTGCGCGGCCAGATCATCCTCGGTGCGCGTGCTCAGACTGTCGGTCACAGCGCGCTCGCGCTCAACCTTCTGGCGGTCCTCCTCCGCTTGCCGCTGTGCGACCTGCTCGGGGGTAAGGATTGCAAGTGCCTGCGCCATCTGGATGAACTCGCCCCTGTTGGTTACATTACTGGCAGCTACCCAAGCATTAACACATCTCGGCGTCAGGAAACCATATGCCAGACGAAACTCAAATCTCCCCACGCGCCAAGGCGATGGAGCGTCGCGAGGAGCACGGTCTCATGACCGGGGACTTCCTGCACCGCGATGATATTGTGCGCTCGCTCGCCCGCGACGTCGCCATGGACATCGCCGACCTCGACACCATTCTGGCTACCCACAAGGTAACCCTTGAGCAGTTCAACGCCCTGCGGATCACGCCGCGCTTCATCGGCTATCTGGAGGAGGCGGTCGCGACGTGGAATGGCGTCGGCAACACCAAGGAGCGGATCAAGGCCAAGGCGCTCGCCATGGTGGAGGAGGCGCTGCCTGAAATGTATGCGGCGCTGGTCAGCCCCTTTCAGCAGCTCAACCACCGCGTCGCCCTGCTGCAGCAGGTCACCCGGCTGGCCGGCGTCGGCGCGGCGCCGCTGGATGGTGAGGCGGACCTCGCCAGCAAGGTGTCGATCACCATCAATATGGGCGATGGCAAGGCAGTCAGCGTCACACAGGAGCGGCCGCGCATTATCGAGGGGTCGTTCGATGAGTAATATCCTGCATTTCCCCAACATAAAGATCGTTCCTGAAACAGAGCATATACCTGTTGCCACTGTTTTGGAGGGTGTTAGCGAAGGCAACTTCGATGAGATAGTTGTTTTTGCGCGCAAAGATAATGGAGATGGTTCATTCTCCTGTGCTGTATTTACTTCTGTTGGTGGGCCAAGGGACCTATTGCTTTTGTTGGAGATAGCAAAAGCCAGAATAATTGACGAGTACACAGGGTGCGATGAATGACCACGATCAACTATGACGCCCCGCCCACCGTGGCGCAGTTCATGCGCAGTCCGGCGCCGTTCCGCCTGATCGCCGGGCCGGTCGGGTCCGGCAAGACGACGGGCTGCATCTTCGAGTTTCTGCGCCGCGCCTGCGAGCAGACGAAGGCGCCGGACGGCCTGCGCTACACGCGCTTCGCCATCGTCCGCCAGACGCTGAAGCAGCTGAAGGACACCGTGCTGAAGGACATCCTGTTTTTCATGAGCGGTCTCGCCACCTACAAGGTTTCCGACACCAAGGTGGAAATCGAGTTTGGCGACGTGCGCAGCGAATGGCTGCTGATCCCGCTGGATGACCCGGAGGACCAGCGGCGCCTGCTGTCGTCGCAGCTGACCGGCGCGTGGATGTCGGAGTGCATCGAGATCGACATTGGCCTTGTGCCGGCGCTGCAGGGGCGCTGCGGCCGCTTCCCCTCGGCGCTGCAGGGAGGCTGCACATGGTTTGGCGTCATTGCCGACACCAACTTCCCATCTGAGGGCTCACCGTGGCACAACGCCATGGAAATTGAAGTGCCCAAGGACTGGGAAATCTTCAAGCAGCCGGGCGGACTGGAGCCGGGCGCGGAGAACCTGTGCTGGCTGACGCAGACGCCGGAGACGCTGGTGCTGCCGGTCGATGACCCGGTGCGGCTGGCGCAGGGCCGGACCTATTATGAGCGGCTGGCGCGCACGCCCAACGAGGACTGGGTGCGCCGCTATGTCCACGCCCAGTATGGCAACGATCCGTCCGGCAGCGCCGTGTTTGGCTCCAGCTTCAAGCGAACCTTCCACGTCACGGCCCACAATGACGAACTGTTCCCGGTGCCCGGCTATCCGCTGATCATCGCGCAGGACTTTGGCCGCAACCCGTGCTCGCTGATTGCCCAGATCGACCACCGCGGCAGGTTGTTGGTCTTCGAGGAAGTGCTGGGGATTGACATCGGTCTGGAGAACCACCTGCGGACCAATCTCCGGCCACGGATGGCGCAGGTCAAATATCTCGGCTTCGCCGTCTACCTGATCGGCGACCCGTCGGGCAAGGCGCGCTCCTCCCATTACGAGGAGACGTCGTTCGACCTGTGCCAGCGCGCCGGCTTCAACTCCTATCCGGCCCCGACCAACAACCTCGACAAGCGCCTGCGCGCGACGGAAGCCATGCTGCTGTCGCAGAGCGACGGCGGCCCGCGACTGCTGATTGACGGCCAGCGCTGCCCTTCTCTGGTGCTCGCCATGAACGGTAGCTATCGCTACGCCACCAAGACCAACGGGCAGCTGGCGCCGACGCCGGAGAAAAAGCATCCGTGGTCCGACCTCGCCGATGACCTGCAGTATCTGTCGCTGGTTGCGCACGGCGAGGCGACTGGCTATTATGCCCGCAGGCTTGGTATCGGGTCCGCCGCATCGCAAAACAGCCCCCCAGCCCCTCACGCAATGGGGTGGACCTGATACCAGCCGTATGCCATATTGCTGCCGTTGCTGCCGTTTATCTCCTTTTTCGCCACATGATAAAGGCCCCTTCCCGGAGGGGCCTTTATTCATTTTGGCTCTATCTCTGCGACCCAGAGAAGGATGTCTGCCCGGGAGTAGAGAACACAGTCCCCGCTGACCACAACAGGCTTGGGGAACTTCTTGTTCTTCACCCACCAGTCGCGCAAGGTGCGCTCGGCGACATTGAACATATTGGCCAAATCCTTGATATGGATCAGCCCGAACTCTTTCTGTAGCGGTGTCGTAACTTCACTCATTCTTTACCTCCGGGGTAATCACTGAATGAACCCGGGCGGGAAGTCATCCAGATCACCGCTAAACCATCCCACGCCATCAGAGCCCGCCACGAACGCGACGGCTTCATGGATGTCGTCGGTGTCCTCCCCGTCAACGTCGACCAGATTGGTGATCGGCACGATGGTGTTGTCGGAGAGGAGCGCTTCGCGAGTTGGCCGCTTTACTGCGACCACAAAAGGCTTGCCGGCCATTTTCAGTCCATACGAAAGCCTGTGAACACGGGGAACCGTGGCACACCATCAGGAGATAATTCCTGATAGCTGATGGTGATCGTTTTGCCAAACAGCTGGTTGAGCGTCATCCAGTACTGGGCGCGTTGGGCCATGTCGAAGCCGGTGCCGACGCTGAACACTTTGTCCGTGCCCGGGATGGACACCACGAAGGCGCCCAGCAGCTCCTGTGCCACCAGCCCGGCCGCGTTGCTGGAGCGCTTGGTCAGCCCCCGCGCGTCCGTCTCCGCCGCATTGACGTTGCGCATCAGGGCGTCGCCGCCCCGGATCACCACCTCCATGTGGTGGAACCGCTTGTGCTTGACCAGCCACTGCTCGCGCCCGGTCGACCGCCCGAACTTGTACAGGCCATCCTTGGTCCGGGTCATGGCCCCTTCCCAGCCAGCGGAGATGAAGTGGTCCACCATCGTCGGCAGGTCGCGCTCCGACCGCAGGTCCATGGAATACACCTGCCGCAGATACTGGGCCGTCTCCGGGACCTTCTCGTGCATCATCCCGATCACGCGGCCCAGCGCCTCAAACCGGGCGCTGTATGGCTTGTCAGCGAGCTTGGGGCTGATGCAGTCGAATGCGATGAACTGGAACTCCGGCTGGCCGTCGGCGGACATGATGGCGCTCTGCGTCTCGTTGAAGCCGACAAAGCCGGTCCTGTCCGGGCGCAGCACCATCAGCTCGCCGTCCAACCCATAGGGCAGCGCGCTCAGGATGTCCTGCACATGCTGGTTTGGAATGGGCTTCAGCTTGCGGCTGTAGGCGCGCAGGCCCTCGATAAATGGCGCCGTCACGCAGCGGATGCCATCCATTTTTGGCTGGATGACACAGGGCTGCAGCTCGCCAGCATACTCCTTGGCGGCCTCCATGGGGCGGAAGCCGGGAACGAACTCTGCCATCACACCACCCCCTGCTTGACGGCGCCGGCGACCATCGCGCCCATCTTGCCCGTATGCGCCATGCCCAGCTTGGAGAATGCCCGGACGACCACGGCGACCTGCGCCCGGCAGTCCTGAATGGCGTTGTGATGCTGGCCCTTGACGCGGTTTGGCCGCACGCCGGTCAGCTCGGTGACAGTGCGCACGTCCCGCACCTTCCAGTGGTCCTCGATACAGTCCGTGACCATGCCATGGCGGCGGGCGAGGCCGTTCATGATTGCCATGTCAAAGTGCGGCCCCTGCGCCCAGATGCGGCTGCGGCGCTTGCAGAACATGTTGACGCTCGCCGCGGCGACGTCCGGGCTGGTGACATGGCCATCATGGGTCAGGTGCGGGAACACCGCGGCGGCCTCGGTTATCCACCACTGGATGGTGCCCATGGTGACGCTGGCGCCGGCAGAGAGCTGGCTGTCCACGTCCAGCACCAGATACACCTCGGTCCCGGTCTCGCCGGTGCAGGCGTCGAACTCCACCATGCCGATGGACAGCACCGCGGCGTCGGATGCAGTGCCAAGGGTCTCAATATCAATCATGACGTCGGGCAGCATATCTCAGTCCTTAATTCTCAATGAACATATAATAGATGACGGCCCCAAGCAGAACCAGAGAGCCTATGGCGTCGAGTGCTCCAAGCATGGGTTCATCCTCTTGTGGTTTGCAGCCTTCAGGTTAACTTCATTCAGGCATTTCAGCCGGTAGTCGCCGTATAACTTTGCCAGCCCGGCGACGCCGTCGGCGCTGAAGTCGTCCTTTGGCTTTGGCGCGTCCCAGCCATTGTCGGCGATGTCGCGCGACATCCGGCGGGTGACCAGCGTCACGGTTGTTGGCGACCGGCCCATCACCTCGGCTATGTCAGTCATGCACATGAGGCGCACGCACAGCGCATGCCACATGAGCGACGCTGCGATGGACTGGAGGCGCACCGGGCCGCGAAGGCCGGTGATGCGGCCGCTGGTCAGAATGGCCGCCGGCGGGACGTGGGCGATCATGGAGACATCCAGCACCATGCCGCGCAGCCAGTCGATGTCTTTCTTGCGCGCCAGATAGCGATGCCATGCAGGCCGGCAGCGGGCGGGGTATCGGGATGTATGGGCCTCGTATCCATGCATTGACCGGAACTGCTGGCCGCATTTGCACTTCATCTCAGAACTCCATGCCCTGCAGGAACAGCAACTCGCGGGTCAGCTCCTGCTTGCGCGTCTCGACCCATGTGCTGGCGTGGCCAACCGCCTCCTCGCGCCGGCTGAAGATATATGCCCCGAGGTGATGCAGCGGCTCCTTGGTGACCTCGCCGACGCCATGATCAATGCAGATCATGTATCCGGCCCAGTCAAAATCAACGACCTGCGCCTCTCTTATCCTGCCATACTTGGCAAGATCATAGATGGTGTACACCGTGGCGCCGACCCCGACGCCATGACGCTGCGCCGTGATTATTGCAGTCGGGCGGTGAAATGGCCTGCCGGCTGGGGTGTCGGCAGCTGCTGGCTGGGCCAGCGGGAGCGGCTTGTCCGCCTTACTGAACAGCGAGAGCATCTCTGACATGCTTTGCACGATACGCTCAATGGAGGACATGACTGACCAGCCTCGCGGCGACGTCGCCGGCAAGGGCGAACATCAGCGCCATCCCGACCAGCACGCCAACGCCGATGATCATGTGCATGGGCGAGGCAAGTTTGGTGTCGTCTTCATCGTCATCCCACATGGTTACCTCCCGGGTAACCGACCCTCCTCACAAGTGAGGGCCGGCCGTCGCGTATCAGATGCGCTGCAGGGTGATGATCCTCGTGTCGTTGTCCACGGCAAGAGGCGTGATGGCCACCACTTCAAACTGCCGGTCATCCACCTCGCCCTGCTTTGGGTTGCAGTTGACCACCATCATGTCCCCAACAGCGATGTGGTTGGCAATGCCGGGCTTCAGGTGCGAGGCGAATATGGCAAACCTGCCGCCCGGTCCGGTCTCGGCTTTCCTGAAGAACTTGCCGTAGAGGCTCATGCCCGACAGGTTTGTTTCGCTGATGCGATACAGGGTTGCCGGCGGGGTTGGAGCCGGCTCGGGGGGAGCGCACGGCTGATTGTTCTGCAGGGTGTTGGCCCTGTCGCGCCACCAGTTTGTGGTGTGTTTGTCGTCCAGCTCCGGCAGGGAGTTGGCGAGCACATGGATAAAATTGGTGGTGGTCATCAATGTGCCATGGGTCTCGATCCACGCCAGCTGCTCAACCGTCGGCGGCCCCATGCTTTCGCGTGAGAACAGCTTGGCGACATGGGCGGCAGCGTGTAACTCGCGGTGCAGCGCAGCAGTGAACTTTTCCAGCTCGGACCCTAGGGCCAGTTTGACCTTGCCATCCTTGGTGTCGCGGTGAATGTGCATTGGTTCTGGCGCTGTGTCAGTCGGCATGAGTTGCTCCTTGGTGTCATGTTGTAGAGATTAGGTGTGTTTATGGTGGGTGTCAAGTGGGTATTTGTTGGTTTGTGGTGTAATGGTGTGATGTTGTTATGATCCTATGAACCGCCTTCTTACCTCCGCCATGGTGAAATCCATGGTCCCAGCGCCGGCGCGCCGGCGTATAAAACCCAATCTCCTTGCCAAATATTTTCTATCCATACCCAGTTCCTCGGCTGCAACCCGGATGGGTATTTGCTCGCCAGCGTCGTTGAACACGCGCACCAAACTATTACGCCCGGCCTTTTTATTTACTGACCCAGCAGCCTTGCCAGCCCTACGCCTGTTAGCGAACTGCTCTGCGCGTGTTGCCCACCTAACATTGCCGGGCTCATACCCGCGCTCATTATCAATACGATCTATCTGAAGGTCTGGGTGTGGTGGAACACCTATATCGGCAAACCAGTTGTCGAATTTATGCCAGCGCTCACATACGGTAATACCTCTACCGCCATATACGGCGTACTTCTTATTTTTTGGGTTATGGCATCTTTGCATGGCGCCATACCACCTGCGGTATTCCCGTGCCCGTTCAGCTGCTTTCCTGCGGTGCTCCAGAAGTTCTGAGGTGATGAATTTTGTCATGGGGTTATTTATCCGTGTTATGGTTTTATGATGCATTCTTGTAAGGGGTACAATTTGAAAATGCAACCCGCGTATTTTTGCGGTGCCCAAAAGGGGGTCCTCCCCCGCCCTCCGCGGCCCTACCCCCGGGGTAGCCCACCATCGCACCATCACACTGGCCGGCCACCGGAGATGGGAGAGGAAAGCAACAACGCTCTCCCAATATCACGGTAGCAGACCTCGACAGTCTGTGAGTGGCGCGGTCCCTGCGCTGCTGGCTCTTTATCAGGTGACGATGTCCACATGCTGGACCAGCACGTCACATCATAACAGCTGCTGTAGGGTAGCGGGGCCGCCATGGGCCTGACTTAAAACGGACATGGCAAGGATGCGGGTTAACCGCACGGCGGGCAGCATACCGACAACATGCTACTGGTCGACCACTCAGGCATGGTCCCTTCCGACTGGTCGACAAGTGGCTTGTAGCGGCGTCACTGTTAAATGAATTAAAATCTCACCATTCATATGAATGGCCCGAAAATTTGAGTGCGCGATGCTGTTATACGGCACCGCGCAACTCGCCTATTTAGCCCTAAAATACTGGTCAGTATTTTTGTGTCGTGCTGGCGTGCCAGCACGTTGGTTAAATTTAGCTAAAATAAGCCACTCAGAATATTACGGCAGTGAGATGGGTTAAATATCACGCTTAATTGCGCCTTAAGGCGACATACTCAAAATGCTGTTACGGCAGCAGAGGAGAGAAATTTAAGCCTAACCCATTGTTTCTATTATTATTATTATTATTATTAATTAATTAATATCATTAATATCACTAATAACAGGGGTTTCCAAAGATAGGCCTCATGTGAGGCTGATTTAAAATGCTGGTCATGTTTTTATTCATCACATCATAAAAGGGTGACGGTACCCTAAAAATGGCGTGATATTAGTGATATTTAGACTGATTGATCTAAATTCCCCAACAACATCAACAACTTGCTAAACATCACACTTCTGCCGAGCCTCCCTGATATTTAGGATGTTACGACTGATTGCCCAAAACCCCACATCCAAGCCCTTAAACCGCTAAATTTAACCAACCTACTTGCCGACAACCAGAGCACTTAAACCGCTCACAATATCGCAACAGCACGTTGGTTAAATTTAACGCCATACCACTCACAATACCACGGCACCAGAGCAGCTAACCTGCCGCCTAAACCACTCACAATACCACGCCACCAAAACACCTACCCTGCGAGGTAACACCATGGCAACATCAAAGCGCGCCATCTTCGATGCACACGAAGTCGAGCTGGTCCACAACGTGCTGGCCCAGATCAATCCGTATTATCACACTAACGGACCAGTGGAGCTGATGAGTAGGGTCGAGCACAGGGTGCGCGCCTCCACCACTACCGACAAGGATCGCTACACCTATCTGGAGACGAACGGCTGGTGCGCGACGCCATGGTTCGATGAAGCAGGCGACATGCACATCAAGCTCACCCTGTCCGCCTATGGCGTCCACAAGCACCTGTTCTCCTCCGCCCACAAGTGACGTTGTCAGGCTGGCGCTCACCACGCCTGCCGCACAACTTCACCCACCTGCCGCCGGCAGGCAATCAGGAGGCCACCATGGCCACGAACAACGCTGCTGTCGCCAATCTCGCCGCCGCCCTGAAGGCTCCGGCTCCCGCCACCAGGGCGCCCACCATCCACAAGCCTGCCGGCCAGCGCCCCGCCGCTCCGGTCACGCCGATCAAGCCCGCTCCCGCTGCATCCACCCAGCCGGCCCCATCCACCCAACCCATGGCCGCCGCGGCTGCGTCGCAACCATCACAAAGCGCCAGTCTGCCAAACGCCATCACCCGCGAGACTGTCATCGCCGACGCGCGGCGGCTGGGCAACGCCGAGGGCGCGGGCATGAACTCCCGGCACGAGCTGGCCATGATCGTCGCCGAGGCGTGCTCCGCCGGCGTCGACGCCATGAAACCGGGCGATGACATCAAGGCAACATGGGCCGCGTTCCAGCAGGCCCAGCGCGGCGTCGCCCTGTCGCCCGGCTACGAGAAAGAAAAATCATTTCAGGTGCAGGTGTCCAAGCTCAACGCGGTCGCAAAGTTTGGCGCTCACCCGAAAGTCGACGCCGTCGCCGTCCTCGACAATGTCAAACACATCTGCGTCGACATGCGCGCCAAGGATGAAACCAAGGTGTCCATCTTTGACGCCATGGTGAAAGTGTCGCGCCGTCACGCCGACCGCGCCGACGCCATGACGTCCGATGAAATCCGGGCGGAGCTGCTGCCGACGGAAGCGGGCGACGCGGAGGCAACCGAGGTGAAGGCGCTTGAGCGCACCATCGCCGGCATGCGCAAGATGGAAAAACAGTTTCCGTCCGACCCGCTGACCGCCGCCATCGAGAAGCTTGAGAAGCGCCTCGCCGCCCTCGTGCCCAACAAGGAAGCCACCATCATGACGCTGGTGGGCATGGGCTACACCCGCAAGCAGGCCGAGGCGATGGCCGCAAAATGAAACATGCATACGTCACTGGCACGGGCGGAGCATACCGCCTGCGCCTGAGTGAGGACGCCCACCGGCTGGGCTATGGCCCTGTCTGCACGCTGGTCTTTGAGCGCTACCGCGCCGCGCAGGACATCGCCAACACCATCCACCGCGCAACCTGCAAGGCTACCCAGCAGGGTAACCCGACGGTGCTCAACAGGCGGAGATGATCACACAACCATGGCAACAACGGAAAGGGCGGGAACCCGTGAAGGAACCCGCCCGGCCGCTCATGCGGTTCGCCAATGGCGCGCGCCTTTCACGCCATTCGCTGACTGCATCTTACCCAAGGGATAACCCATGTCCACTGCAACCTTCCTCGCTGGCGTCACCGCCGGCTTTGGCGTGTCCGTCACGTTCCTGCTGTTCCTTGTCATGCTCAACCTGCGCGCCCGGCGGCGCAAGCACGCCGCCTATGTCCGCATGTTCGAGGACGTAGAGAAGGAGCTGCGCAGGTATCCGCCCGTGCCGATGGCTGACGAGCGCCAGCACATCTGGCACTGAGGTGCTATCACGCGCCGGGTTGCGCGCCCCGCTGACAGCCTTCACGCCTCGCCGGGCATCCCTACACCCATGACATCATGATGCCCGCCCAGCGCCCGCCGCTGGCCACTACAGCTACCCCGGAGGGTAACGCCATGCGCTATCTCGCCCGCATATGTCAGACGCTGACAACCAAACGCTATATCGACGTGCCAGTGGAAGCTTCATCCATGGATGAAGCGCGGGACATCGCCGAAGCCGCCGACGCGCCGCCAGACAACGCTGGCTGGGTCACAACCACGAAACTGGACAGCGATGAGGTTGTGTTCGTCGCGGAGGACGAATGATGTTGTCAGGCCGGCGCTCACCACGCCTGCCGCACAACTTCATTACCCCGGAGGGTAACGCCATGAGCACCGACACGCCATTCATGCGCGGCTTTCTGGGCGCGCTGATCTTCACCGAGCGGTGCAGCTCGGTAACCATGTCAGAATGGCACGACAGCCTGGTGATAGGGGCGGGGCTGTCTGACGGCGCAATACCGTCCGACGCCTGCACTGAGCATCTGGACCCGGGCGACGTCGCCCGCATCGCTGAAGCCGTCGCCAAATGGCAGGCTGACAACGCCCTGTTGCTCGCCATCGCCTACCATCGCGGCTATACCGAGGAGCGGGCCGGCCATGACCTGTGGCTGACGGCGCATGGCCATGGCGCGGGCTTCTGGGACCGCGAGGAGCTGCGCGAGGATGCTCTGGGCGACGCCCTGACAACCAAGGCGCATGACTTCCAGCAATGCGAAGTCTATGTCCGCCAGCATGATGCGGGCATTGAACAGCAGGAGCTGGTGATCGGGATAGACCAATGGATGTGAACATCATACGGGACCTGAGAGTGACCATGTGGGAAATGAGACCATTCGCCCAACAGGAGCTTCGCAAGGTCGTCGCCCAGCTGCCGGATACCGGCATGCGCGAGGTGTTCGACATCTATTGCCGCGCCAACAACCGCAGCATCGCGCACCAGCTGATGTATGACGCCGCAGTCAACCTGCACAACCCGGCGCTGGCCCCGCGCATCAGCATCATGCTGCCATTCTATAGCTGGATGCACTGGCATGAGAATGAAACCAATAACAGCCTGAGCGTGTACAAGTTTATAGCTTACCTCAAGGGTAAGTATCCCGGAGCATAGCCATGTACTTCAGCAACAGAAAACCAGTTGACGCTGTGCTGTACAGCAACAACGGCACGATAGGGTACATGACACGGTATGGTGCGTACGCATCATTCAATGGCCTGACGCTTGCGCGACAACTGTTGCTGGATGTGGCTGTCTATGGAAACCCACACTGGAACCAAGGGTTCCTGAATTGGGCGGAGGCGCAGTTCGACGCCTACACTGATGAGCACCTTGGCATTGACCCACCGGCGGTCACGTTCCGCGAGTGGCTGAAGCAGCGCTATCCCGAGAGGTAACTGGCATGCTTACCCGCCCGAAGTTTGAGGATGGCTACATGACTGTCAAGAGAATGAACATCAACAAGAACACAGCCAGTGAGGTTGTGTTCTGGATGATGCCTGAAACAATGGCCAGCATGTACGCGACCTATGCCCGGGTCATGAAGCGGTCAGTGGCGCACCAGCTGGTGCATGACATCACCATCAGCCCTGATAACACCAGCCACAAAGTGCTGAAGGACTTCAGGGTATGGCGCAATAACCTGCGGCAGGAGGCGTGCCCGAGCCCTGATGGCCTGACAGAGCAGGACTTCGTGCGGTATGTGGAGCACAAATACCCCGAGAGGTAACCGCCATGTTTGATGCAGCCATGACGCCAATTGATTTGCTGTCCATGACGCTGAACGACAGACAGTTCGAGGGGTTCAGGGCGTATGCGTCCGCCAACAATAGGACAGTGCTTCAGCAGGTCATATTTTCAGTCACCGCAAGCGCCAGCCCCCACATGCCGGATTACCATCGGTGGGTGAATGAAATGTACGCCACCTATCGTGGTGAGCAAATGACACGATCCTTGGATGACTTTACCGACTGGTTGCTGCGCAAGTACCCCGAGAGGTAACCCGATGATTGGCCGCGCGCCATACCAAAGTGATGCGCTGTATGGCTTCTATGCCTGCGCCTCCAGCATGTCGATGCCCCGCCGGTTCCTGATGGACGCCGCCCTGCATGGCGTTGACTGGCATGCTGGCCTCGGCAGATGGGTTGCGGATGAAGCAAACCAGCACAGGAGCGCGACCGATGGCAGCGGGTCATATGCCCTTATAGCATGGTTCGCCTTGCGATACCCGGGAGGCATGGAGCACTGGAGGGGCAAGCGCCATGAAGGAACCACCATATAAAGGGGAGATGCTGTTTGGCTTCTATGCCTGCGGCACCTCCCTGACAATGCCGCGCCGCTTCCTGATGGACGCCGCCCTGTATGGCAGCGCGTGGCATCATGGCATGGCCACATGGGTCATTGCCCAGCGTGACGAGTGCGACAGGACTGGCGCCCGCGCCCGCGTCTATGGCTTCGTGGGCTACCTGAAGGAACGCTACCCCCAAGGTAGCGATCACTTTAGGGGCCAGCCTACCGTCATGAAGCAGTACTCATACAAGTGGGAACTACCATATGGCTAGTTGCTCCATCGGCTACCTCAAACAATGGTATGGGTCGAGGCCATACTGGACAATATATGCCAGACATCTTGGGCTGGACCAAGTGCGCGCCTGCATCAGGGAGTTCACCCAATGCTCAGTCAAAACAGATTTAATCTTTGACTGGGATGATGGCTACCACAATTTCATGGAGGACAACTACCATGAATACTCCGTAAGCGGCGAAGTATCTTTTGAAGAATGGCTTATCGCCAGATACCCACCGGAGGTCATGCCATGAGCCGTGCTATCACGATTGCCGCGGGCAAGCCCAACACTGACGACACCGTGCGCACCACGCTGGGCCGCTATCTGACGCGCCAGCAGGGGCCGGCCGGGCTGGTGGTCCGCATCGAGCTGCGGGTAGCTGTTTACACGGTGGGCACCAAGTTTATTGGCAGCAAGGTGACAGAGCTGCTTGATCGCGCCGTCGCCGGCATTGGTGTGTTCGCTCCCACTGTCCGCGACACGCCCACCATCCTCCATAATGCCGGGAGGATCATCACCAACAATGACAGCTCGCTGCGGACCTACATCACGCAGCTGCCGCCCGGGCAGAGCCGCATCAACCTGCTGGAAGTCATCATCGCAACGGCGGAGGAGCTATTCACCTGCGTCAACCAGCTTTACCCCAGCCTCAAACCCAAGGTGTTTGTCCGCATGGGCGCGGTGAGCTGGCGCCATGATGCGCTCAATGGCCTGCGCGCCAGCATCGAGACGGTTACCCCGGAGGTATTGTCCCATGAGAAAACCGGCAAGCCCAAGTTCAAAAACCGGCGGACCCGGGGCGATCCAATTTAACCGGCCAGCTCCCTATGATGTCCGCATGAGTGCAGCACAGGTATTCAGCCGTGGGTTGTCAATGGCGACACCCGCGCCGGTCGCCGAGATGATGCCTGAAAAGCTGCTGAACCTTGTCCTGCTCGACGTGCAGGCGCAGCGGTATGCCATCTATGCCCGCGCAAAAGGGCTGTCTGTTATACAGATGATGTTGACAGATATTGCACTATCTGAGCCCGATTACTCCACACTGGAGGGGCATTGGTCATGGAATTTCCACGACTGGTCAGAGACGCGGCGGGATGAATACCATGAAGTCGACCAAGACCAGCCATTCAATGACTGGCTTGCTACCAGATACCCCGAGAGGTAACCCGATGGAGATTGAAGAATATCACCGGCGCATCAATGCATGCTTTGCCGCAGCACATGGTCGCAGCCTGAAAGAGCAGCTCACCTATGAGGCGTTGCTGAATGGCGGCGAGGCGCCAGCCGAGCGCACCGCATACAAGCAGTGGGTCGACAGGGAGCTGCGCCGGCACTGGGCCGAGCGCGATGGCAACGCGGAATACACCGTCGGCTCCATGCTCACCCAGCGCGATGCGGCGAAGACCGTCAAGCGCGTCGAGCTGCCGGCTGACGACATCACAATGGGTGAGCATTTCAGGATCGTCATCGACTGGTTCGAGCGGGAGTTCCCGCCGTTGCCCGAGAAGGAGGAATGAATGTCTGGCTTCGGAGAGGAGGGCGCGCCGGTGCTATCACACGCCGTCGCCCAGCTGGCTGCATCGCTTGGCGTCACGCCGGCGCCCGGCGCATCCAGCGACGAGACAGCAAGCCTGCTGGTTGCCCGCGTCACTGCGGTGCATGGCGAGCTTGTCGTGATCCAGCGGACCCTGCGCCGGCAGGCGGAGGAGCTGGCGGCCCGTGACAAGGCCATAGCGCTGCGCGAGGCGAGGTGCATTGCGCGCGAGAAGCAGCTGGAGGCCATCGACCGCCTGCAGTCCATCGCATCATTTGAGCCCGCCCCGGTTCG